AATGGGGTGGTGGCACTATCGCATATTTTTTTTTATAGTATAAGCGTTGTAGCCTAATGTATGATTGTTGGTGGAGGTTGTTATGTTGGAGCGTGTTGATGAGGTTGACCGTTTGTTGTTGCGTGAGTATGGTCGTAAGTCGCCTCGTGAGTTGGAGGTGTTGACGGGTGTGCCTGCGTTGGAGGTGGCGCAGCGGTTGGAGCGTTTGTTGGGGGAGCGTAATTTTTTGTCTGAGGATGCGGCGATTCGTGTTCTTCTTTTCCGACTTGATGCGATGGTGGCTGAGGTTGAGTCGCGGTTGGTGGATGTGTCTGACCGTAATATTGGTGCGGTGGTGAATGCGGCTGCTGGTGCGATTGGTCGTCAGTTGCGGGTGTTGTCTGATTTGCGGGATAGGTCTGTGGTGGATTTGGACCGTGTGCAGGGTTTGTATGCGCGTGAGTTGGTGCGTATTGTGGAGTTGTCTTTTGAGCGTTTGTTGGGTAGGTTGGAGGAGCGGTTTCCTGGTGTGTCTGGGGATGAGTTGCGGTTGGAGTTTGAGTCTGTGATTGTGCAGGTTGCTTCTGAGTTTGATGAGGGTTTGGATGTTTGATGGGATTGCGGTGTTGGCTGTTGCTGAGATGCAGGCTAGGTCGCAGGCGCGGGTGTATCGGACTGACCCTGAGGCGTGGATGGCTGATATGTTGGGGGTTAGGTTGTGGTCGAAGCAGTCTGAGATTGCGGAGGCGTTTGTTACGAATCGGCGTTTGGCGGTGAAGTCTGGTAATGGTGTGGGTAAGTCTTCGTTGATGGCTGGTTTGATTTCGTGGTGGTGTTCTGTGTTTCCTGTGGAGGAAACGTTGGCGATTGTTTCTGCTCCGACTCTTAGTCAGATTGAGAAAGTTATTTTTGCTTATTTGAAAAATAATTTTGCGTCTGCTAAAACTTTGGGTGCTTCGTTGCGTGGGGAAATTTCTGAGGAGTTGACGTGGAAGGTGTTGAATCCTGTTACGGGGAAGAAAGATTTTTTGGCTTTTGGTAAGCGCCCTGCTGACCGTGATATTGTTTCGTCGTTTCAGGGTACTCGTAAACTTCGGACTGGTGTTTTCCTTGATGAGGCGGGTGGTGTGCCGAGGGAGTTGTTTACTGCTGCGGAGGCGGTGACTACTGGTGAGGAGTCGCGTTTGTTGGCAATTGGTAACCCTGACCGTCGCGGTACAGAGTTTTATAATATTTTTACTCGTAAAGAAATGATGGATGAGTTTTGGTTGGGAACTATTAGTGTTTTTGATTTGCCAACTTTTACAGGTGAGAAAGTTTATTCTGACCCAAAGCAGGAGGATGTGTTTCAACGGTCTTTGACTTCTGTGGATTGGGTTGACCATAAACGTCGTGTGTGGGGTGAGGGTGATGCTCGCTGGTTGGCTAAAGTTTTGGGTGAGTTTCCTGCAGAAACGGATAACACTTTTTTTGGGCAGGCTGCTATTGATTTGGGTGTGGATAAGGTTGTGGTTGATGATGCTTCGGTGAAGCCTGTGTTGGGTGTGGATGTTGCCAGGTTTGGTGATGATGAGTCTGTTATTTATATGAACCGTGGTGGGCGTGTTCGTGTGGCTGATGTGTGGGGAAAGGTGGATACTGTTGTGTCTGCTCGTCGCATTCACCAGTTTGCTATGTCGGTTGATGCGGCTGAGGTTCGGGTGGATGCTTCAGGTATTGGTGGGGCTGTGTTTGATATGTTGGATTCGTTGGAGGAGTTTGTTGAGAAACGTTATGTGTTGATTGGTATTGATGGTGCGGCGAGGTCGCCTGACCCTGCACAGTGGGCGAATGCTCGTGCATATAACCATGATTCGTTGCGGAAGCAGTTGATGGATGGGAAACTGGATATTGATTTTGATGATGTGGAGTTGCGTGACCAGTTGTTGATGGTGACGTATCGGTTTAATAGTCGTGGTGCTGTGCAGATTACTCCGAAGGATGAGTTGCGTGGTGTGATGGGTGGTTCGCCTGACCGTTTGGATGCGTGTATTTATGCGGTTACTGATTTGGCTTGGTCGTTGCCAAGTGAGGATGGGTTGGTTGCTGGGGATAGGGTGACGTTTGACCCTGCCGAGTTGTTGGATGTTTCTGTTAATGGTGCAGGTATGCCGTGGTAATGCTGTGATAAAGTTGTAGGTATGGCTAAAGAAAAGATTGAAGACGTACAGCAGAAGCAGCAGATAGAGGCGCTTGAAAGTGCGTTGACGGAGATTCGTGACCGTCATCAGACTACAGAGTTTCAGTTGCAGGAGCGTATGGTTGAACTTGACCGCATTATGGGTGGTCAAGATAACTGGATTCCTATTTTGTCGTATGGTGATGAGGGTCCAAGTATTGAACAGTTAGTTACACGGTCTAAACAAATTCGTGTTGCAGCAACGTTGAACCCGCATGTGAAGCGTGGTATTAAGTTGCGTTCTTCTTATGTGTGGTCTGACCAGATTGACTATTCAGGTATTCCTGGTATGGGTGAACCTGCTGGTCGTGGGCAGGCTAATGTTGGTGCGCGTATTGATGACCCCATTAATCAGCGTTACATGTTTAGTGCATTGGCTCGTGAAGAACGTGAAATGTCTTTGTACACTGATGGCGGTTTTTTGTTGATTGGTGATGAAACAGATAAAACGTTGCGCCCCATGCCTATCAGTCAAATTAGTGGTATGTATACGAATGATGATGACCCATCTGAGGTGTGGGCTTATCGTCGTTTGTGGTATACGGATGGTGGTTTGACACCTAATGTTGAATGGATTTTTACGGACTTGTTTAAGAGCAAGGCTACTAATTCAATTAATTATAATGGTGTGTCTGAGCGTGTGAATCGTCGCAAAACTTTGATTGATGGTTGGGTTAACACTCAACCTGGTTGGACTTTAGGTTTCCCTGATGCCGGATGTATTTTGGAATGGGCAAGGATTTATTCGGAGTTTATCAAGTCGGGTAAAATGATGACTGATGCGATGGCTCGTATTTGGGCTGTTGCAAAAGCACAGTCTGGTACGGGCGCAACACAGGTTGCGGCAAAGATTGCTGGCGGTACAGGTTTTGGTAACACTGCTGTTGGTAATGAACTTGCACCGTTATCTACTGCTGGTAAGGCTTACGATTTTGATGCTGGTCGCGCACTGATTTCTATTGTCGCAACAGGTATTGAAGTTTCCGTTATTCATTTGACTGCCGACCCTGGTGCTTCAGGTTCATCATATGGTTCTGCCGCAACACTTGACCTTCCAACTAGGCTTGCTGTTGAGGCTCGTCGCCGCTGGCATGAATGGTATGAGGAGCGTGTGTTGCGTTGGTTGGGTGCCCGTAATCCTCGCGCAAAGTTTCCGCCACTTGTTGATGGTGCAGAGTTGTATCGTAAGACTCAGGCTATTGTTTTGAAATGGCAGACTGGTTTGTACACACCCGACCAGGTTAAGAATGAGTTGCAGTTGTTGTTAGGTGACCCGATGCCATCTGAAATTCCTGATGGTGTAATGATTCCTAATAATGAGTATTCTGTTGGTCGTAACGATATTGACCCAATGGCGGCTATGGTTGCTTCACCAGACCAGGGGCAATCTAACGGTACTGGTTCGATGGATGGTTTGGGTATGGATTTGAGGAACGATACGATTCAATAGTTTTGTGATAACATTGTGTAGTATGAATACAAAACTTTTGACTGAGGCTTCTGCCTCTACGCTTACTCGCAACGGGAAACGTTGGAAGGGTGTTTTGGCTGTACCTGGTCAAGGTTCTTCAGGTTTTTATTCCGAATCTGTGTTGAAAGAGTTTGGTCCTAACGCAATCGCCGCTGGTGCTAAAGCGTTCATTGACCATGACACAGTTCGTTCACCAAAAGATATGATTGGTGTTTACCCTGACGGTGCTGTTTGGGATGAAGAACTTGGCGCATTGGTTGGTGAGTTGGAAGTTTTCCCTCACTGGCAAGAATTTGTTGAAGCGGTTGGTCCTCACGCTGGTTTATCCATTTACATGATGGGTGAAACAGATGCCGACGGTAATGTTACCGCACTACTTCCTGACCGAATGAATGGTGTTGACCTGGTTTCATATCCTGGTCTTGTTGGTTCAGGTTTGGTTGAAAAATTGTACGAGTCAGCGAAGGCTGCGCTTGCTACTGAGGATTCTGACATGGATGTTCAGGATGCCGATACCGTTAACACGGAAGGAATAAACATGGAAAAGGAAGAACTCCTTACCATCCTTGAAGGTTTTAAGGCTGAAATCACTGCTGCAGTGATTGAGTCAGTTAAGCCTGTTGAGGAAGAAATTTCTGCCGAAGAAGAAACTGAGGAACTCGCTGATATGGCGGCTGTTGCTGAAGTTGCTGTTGAGGCGGGTATTCCTGCTGAACTTCGTGCGGAGATTTACGAGGCTGCTAAGGTTATGTCGCATGTTGATGCGCTTGCTTTGGTTGAGTCGCGTAAGAACACGGTGGATGCAATCCGCAAGGCCGTGTCTGAAAGCGCAAAGGCTGAGGCTTTGGCTCCTGCTGGGCGCGTTGTTGAAGCGGGAACCGCTCGCTTTGACCTTACTCAGATTGCAAAGGTTAAGTAATGGCTAAAAATGAGATTTACCTTGATGGCGAAGCCATCCCCTACAAAGTTAACTCTGCTGTAAAGTCGGGAATGTTCGTTGTTCTCGGTGGAACTGCTGGTGCAACTGGTGCTGCAGCAACAGGAATTATTGGTGTTGCAGAAACAGATGCTGTTATTGGAGAAGATGGCAACTACTACGCTACTCTTCGCCACGTTGGTGTCTTCACTGGAACTACTGCTGCAGCAACATCGCCTGGTACAGCAGTGTACCTTGCATCGGCTGCAACATATGGTACAGCACTTTCTACCACGTCTACTTCCAACTACTTCGTTGGGTACGCTATCGCCACAAAGGGCGCTACCGCAGGTAACGCTCTTGTACGAGTCAACAACTAAGGAATAATGATGACTGACCGTAAACTTATGATTGAAAACGCGATTGAGGATATTAATCGCACCGCCACTGAACGTCAGGTAGAAGCAGGTCGCCTTTACTTGGGTGCGCTTCAGGGTGACCAAAAGGCTAAGCATGCCCTCATTGAAGGTATCTCCACATCGGACATTCCCGCACTGCTTGCTCCCGCCATCAACGTTCAGTTCCTCGCCAACTATGCTGCACAGCCTGTTGTTTGGAACGAAATTGCTGAAACCGTAATTGATGCACCTCGCTTTGGTGCTGTTGAATTTGGTGGTTTTGACTTTGATGTTGAGGCACTCAAGGGTGTTCACGATGGTGACCAGTACGTTGGTGCTGGACTTCCTGGTGTTGGTGAACTTGCCGAGTACCCCGCTCTCAGTTTTAGCACTGAGCAGTTGAATGCCGACCTTCGCAAGAATGGTGTTCGACTTCGCATTTCATGGGAAGCCATTATGAACAGTGGAAACATTGACATCATTGGTCGTGCCACTGAAGCGTTTGCTCGTTATGCTGCTGAGCAGGAAGATATTGCTCTTGCTAAGGAGTTTGTTGGAACAACTGGAACTATCAACGCTTCGTTTGTTGAGGCTAATGATGGAACTAACGCTAACCCTGCGCTTACGCTTGAGTCACTTGAGAAGGTTATTGCTCAGGCTGCACGTATTGATGTTGGAACTGGTCGTCACGTCAATGCTCGTTCGTTCCGTCTGGTTACTACTTCTGGACTTGCACAGACTGCTCGCCGTATCCTCTCTACAACTGAGGTTCGCCGCACACAGGGTGACAACGTTCTCATTCAGTCGCCTGCTCTTGGAAACGTGAACTACACGAACTTCTGGGCGCTTGATGCAGTTGGTTCGTACACAACTCCTGGTGCAACCGATGACTACTGGTTCATTGTTCCTCAAGGAACTTCGCGCCCAGCATTTGCTGAGGTCTTCCTTGCTGGTTACCGTACACCGCTCATCAGCATCAAGGACAGTGGACAGTTCAGCCTTTCAGGTGGGGCTATCCCCGCTCGTGAAGGTTCGTTTGAACTTGACGATATTCAGGTTCGTGGTCGCCACGTTGTTGGCGCAGCCGCGATTGCCCCGAACATCGTTGTTGCTTCAGACGGTACAGGTTCGTAATCTAAGTACGCTACCTTAGCGATTAACCCTCTACCTTCGGGTGGGGGGTTTTTCGTGTATCATTAGGTTAGGATAACGCACCACTCCCCCGTCACCGTTATCCTAAAGCGGTTGCCTCCTGCCGCAGGTGCGGGGTTGAGGTTCTTTCCCTTTCTACCTCCCCCGCACCACTTATATACGATACAATAGTTTATATGACTAATACTGGTATTGCCCCTTATGACCCATCTACACCTGTTGGTAGGGTGCGTGTTATTACTGGTGATGTTGTTTATGGCACACCTTCTGCTGGTTTTGCGGAATATGAAATGTTTTCCGATGAGGAGATTGAGGCATTTCTTGTAGAGTCTGATGACAATATTTTGCGGGCTGCTGGTTTTGGTTATTTGGCTTTGTCTGGTCGTGCATCTTTGCAGGCTAAGACTGTTAAAGATTATGATTTGTCTGTTGATTTGAAGGCTGTTGCTGCTGAGTTGCGTAAGCAGGCTGATGATTTGTTTAAACGTGCTGATGAAAAGGATGGTCGTGATGGAGTGTCCGATGTGTTTGAGTGGACTGCAACGGGGCGGTCCTATACTATTGCCGAACTTGCAGAGCCTAGAAATTGGCTGTGGTATTTGTAGTGAGAATTTTTACAAGTTGGGAAGAACAGATAGCGGCAGTAAGTTCACTGTCCGATTTTCAGAATGCGACCATCACAGTCACAGACCCTTCTTTGCTGACAAAGACTTATAGTTATGATAATAATTCTTATACCGTTACTGGTGATGGTGTAGTTTATTCTGGTCAGGCACGTATTCAACCTCAGCGTGGTGCGCGTAGTGAAGAGTTTATGGTTGCTGACCCGTCTGCGGTTAAAAGTATTTTGGTTCAGATTCCTTCTTTTGAAACTGATTTGATTAGGCGTGGTTTTCAGGTTCAGGTTACTGATGGTGGGCGTAATCCTAGTTTGGTTGATTATTTGTTTACTGTTGTTGCTGACGTTAATTCTTCACATATGGCTTCACACACTTTTGAGTGTGTTGTTGATGTTGAGCAGAAACCTAACTGGGATTAATTATGCCCTCTAAAACTTTTAACATTAATCAGTTTGAAAACTGGGCTAATCGTAATGTTGATGAGATTCAAAAAGTTGCTGAAAGTATTGTTCAAGATGCAATCGTTGATGGCGCTTCTGTTATGCGCGAACATATTATGACTCGTGGTACAAATAAAGATTGGAAAAGTTTTTGGCCTTCACGTGCGCAAGGTCGTAAGTCGCGTTCTACTCAAGCACGTTTTGATACTGGTGAAATGCGTGATGCTGTTGATTCACAAATTTTACGTTCTTCACGTTCTTTTGTTGCTGGAGAGTTTGGTTGGATTAATAAAGAGGAAGACTATTTTCTTTATCAAGAAAAAGGCTTTATACATCGTAATGGTGCAGTTATTCCTGCAATGAATGCTTTACGTGATGCATTTACTTATACTGTAAATAGAGTTGAAAGTAAACTGAGGGGTGCATTTAAATAATGATTAGTATTGAGGCTATTCGTGAAGATATTTTAAGTTACCTAAATACTTCTGTTGCTATAGATGTTTACCGTGGTGGCATTCCTGAACTAGAAAATTTGCAATACACAAATGGAATACTAACACCATATGCTGTAATTCAATTTGGTGACATTATCAAAGTTGGTAATGGAACATTTGTTGGTGCGCGTAGTGACGAGTATATGCAAACAGTAAACATTTACTGTGTGGCAAAAGAAGTTGATATTGCTGAAGGATGGCAAATTCGCATCATTGATGCGCTGCTTGGATATAGACCTGAATATGCGGGTGAACTTTACAAGCGCCCTGGTTCTGGAACTTTCGTAATCATAAACAGTAGTGGTGGGGTAGAGGCATTCATTAGTACAACAGGTTTTGGTTGCAATGTTCAACTAATGGATTTACCATAAATCATGCTAGAATGGAATATATATGATTAAAGTAATGAACACTATCAGTGGACAGACCGCAATGGTTTCTGAGAAAACTTTGTCGCACCCTGTCCTCGGTAAAAATCTTGTCCGTGTTGAGGATGAGCAGAAGTCGTACATTCCTGAAATGTATGAACCGAAGAATGCGGAAATTTTTGTTAAATCGAAAATGAAGCGTTCTAAGAAAACCATTGAAGAACCTGAAAATGTCGAAGAAGCAACTGAAGATGTTGCCGATAATTTCACTAAAACTGAGGAACAGTAATGACTAACACTCGCTTGTACCGCGAGAACGTTACGTTCGCACTTGCATTTCCCCAAGCATTTGCTAACTGGGAAACGCCTACTGCTGCAGAACTTAACGGCGCTCTCGTCTACAACATCACTTGCGCACTCAACGAAGACGGAACAACGTTTGACTTGGGCGACTCTGACACGGACACTTCACTGTCGTTCTGTCAGGCTGCTGGTGCTGTAAGCCCCACCTACTATAACCCTTCGGTCACATTTGAGGCATTCCGTTCGGAAGACCCCACTGATGACAACACAGCGAACACAGCATTTGGTTTGATGGCATTCCCTGACATTGAATACTTGGCTATTCTTCGTGTCAATGGTGCGCCTGATGATAACTTTGCTGTTGGTGACCGTGTAAGCCTTGTCCGTGTAAAGACCGACAACCCTGCCGACGTTATTGCCGCTGGTGAAAACATCCGAATTTCCAATGCGTTCCTTGCACAAGGTGACGTTAACTGGAACTACGAAGTCGCAGCGTAAGGAGAATAAATAATGTCTGTAACTCTTGACTACACAAAACTGACCTCTAACGGTCACGTCACTGTCCTATGGGCTACCCCTGGTTCGTTTGTTAACTGGAAGTCGCCTACTGCTACTGAACTGAATGCTGCACTTAACTTGTCTTCCGCTATTTCGTGGAACGATTTTGGTTTTGGTGTGCAAGCATCCAACACTCAGAACGACCCGTCACTTGCTGACACTGGTAACCGTACAGACCGTGGAGCATCACAGTATGGTGGAGCAATTTCGTTCTACTACCCTGGCGCTTTTGATGACAACAACAACGCATACTCTCTTGCGTTTGATGCCATTTCCGTTCCTCGTACCGCTGGTTACATTGTTGTTCGTATTGATGGTGACAAACTAACTACTCAGGCGTTTGCTGCTGGCGACCTTGTTCACGTCATGGAAGTTATGACTGACGGACAGACCAACATGATTACTGGTGAGGAAGCGTTCCGTTACACGGTTACAATGCTTCAGCAGGGAGCGTTGGAAGTTTACACGGTTGTTCGTGCAACTACTGTTACTGTTATTACCCCTGCTACCCTGACTGTTGCAACTGCGGCTAAATCGCGTTTGACTGCAACAGTAAATGGTCGTGCATACACTAACGGTGTTGTTTGGACAACAAGCGATGCAACAAAGGCTACCGTTTCTAATGCTGGTGTTGTTACTGGTGTCGCTTCAGGTTCGGCAACAATCACTGCAACATTTGCACAGACTGGTGCAAGTGACACAACTTCGGTTACCATTTCGTAACGTATGTTAGAATGGGCTTTAGCCCCGTATCCACATCGGGTACGGGGCTTAGTCTTTGGAGGACATAATGACTGAAGAAGTAACGCCTAAAACGTTTGACCTTGCAGCAGCATTAACTGGTATCAACTATCCCAGTATCAATGTTGAGGTTTATTTTGATGAAGCACTTGCATTTGAAGTTGCCGAGTTGAATCGTAAACTAGAAATTCTTTCCGCCGCTGGTAATACTGATGAGTATGCTGAAGTTGAAAAAAAGTTTGATAAGTTTTTGAAGCAAGTTGATAAACATAAATTTGTCTTTACTATTAAGGGTGTTCCTGCACATGTTGAAAATGGAATTACTGAAATTCTTAAAGAGAAATATCCCGTAAAACGTAACGCTCTGGGAATTGCCGAGTCGGAGAACCTTGATGCCGATAACGAATATGTTGAACTAATTTTTCATTCATATATTGCAAAGATTGTTGCACCTGACGGTTCTATTATTGAACCTCCCAGCATTGACGATATTCGTGTTCTTCGTTCTAATGCGCCCGTTCATGTTTTGGGAAAAATTCAGCAAGCCATCATTGATTTGAAAACAAAGATTGCTAATGGTTTTGAACTTGGAATTAAAGGTACAGATTTTTTATTGCAGCCCTAACTAGGGGGCTTTCCGCACGTTACGCTTCTACACTTCGTGTAGCAGTTAAGATGAATCAACGACCAACCGCAATGTTGATGCGCGATTTTTATGCGCTGAATCGCAACCCTTATACTAGTGAACCTTTTGTTTTTGATACTATGTGGACTGATTGGGATTATGCTTTGTCCGAGGCTATCCAATTTATTGATGATTATACAACCGCTGAAGGTCATCTTATTTGGGAAGCGGAATCTGAACGTGTAACGTTTAATGCTAAAAAGAAAATCAATAAGGCTCGCGCAGCCATTGACCGTCGAACTAAAGGTTCTAAAGATAAACCTTACAATGCTTCAGATGGTGAGTATTGGATTACTGAACCTGTGCTTATGCGTGGTGATGACTGGCCCACACTTACAGAGTGGTTTGAGGAACAAGCCCGAAAAAACGCATAGTGTAGACTTAAAGGAGTAAAGTTTACCACAACATAGGCGGTTAGAGTGACAGAAGATTTCAGTGCTAAAATTGAAATTCAAACAAATAGCAAAGGTGCTACTCAAAGCATTCAAGAAACTACTAATGCTCTAAAACAACTTAATAAATATATAGAAAAAACTGATGAACTACAAAAGAAAAACTTTAAAAGTGTTGGTGAATGGGATAACCAAACTAAAAGAGTTTATAACTCAGTTTTTAAACTTAATCAAGTAGAACAAAACTATAGCCGTAACTATGCTAATGCTTCAGTTCTTTATGACCAATCAATTAAATCACGTGAACAGTCTGGCAAAATATTTGCTGCAGGCTTGAAGGAGCGTTTACAACTTCAACAGCAAGAAGTAAACCAACTACCAAGACTTGCTTATGCATTGTACGATGTTGGTTACGCTACTGGCGCTGTTGCTTCAGGTTTTGCTGCTGCCGCTATTGCTTCTATAAAATTTGCTGCTGATTATGAAACAGCATTTACTGCTGTTGAGCGAACAACTTTGTCTACTGGCGGAACTCTTGAGTTGCTAAAAAACCAGTTACTTTCTTTGTCTACTGAAGTTCCCGCATCTTTTAGTGAATTATCAAATATTGCTTCTATTGGCGCACAGTTGGGTATTGCTTCAAGTGACTTGGCTGGTTTCACAAAAAATGTTGCCATGTTCTCATCAACAACAAATGTTTCTGTTGATGAGGCTGCAAAATCTTTTGGCGCTTTAGGTCAACTTTTGGGCGTTCCTACAAGTGAATACAATAAACTTGGTTCAGCAATTTCTTATGTTGGTGTTCGCTCGGTTGCTACAGAATCTGAAATTCTTTCAGTTGCAAAAAACTTGGGTGGTGTTGCAAATCAGGCGGGACTATCTGCACAGTTTGTTATTGGTTTGTCTGGCGCTTTGGCTTCTTTGCGTGTTCCTGCAGAACAATCACGTGGTGCGTTGACACGTATTTTTCAGGAGATTAACCGAGCAAGTATTGAGGGTGGTTCTAAACTTCAAGCGTTTGCTAATATTCTTGGTATCACTGCTTCTGAAGCAAAAAATTTGGCTACTCAAAATCCTCAACAATTTTTTCAAGATTTGTTGAAAGGTTTATCCAGTCTTGATTCAGCGGGTTTGACACAAGCACTTGATGCTATGAACCTTTCGGATATTCGTGTTACTAATACGCTTACTCGTTTGTCAAAAAATTTGCCAATGGTTAATGAGGCTTTGGCTAACTCTAATGAGGCGTATGCTAGTGGAACATTCTTGGCTCAGGCTTATGGTTATAAAATTGATGACCTTGCTTCACGTTTCACAATTTTTCAAAACTCTTTGATGGAAGTTGGTGCTGCTTTTGGTGAAGCAATAACTCCAGAAACAGCATTTGTTCTTGATTCAATTAGTAACTCTTTAAATTTGTTGGCTGATGCTTTGCGTACTGATGCTGGTCAGGCTTTGGCTTCAATGACGTTAAATGTTTTTGGTGTTGTTGCCGCTTTGGGAACTTTGTTGAGTGTTTCTTTGCTTGCTACTGCTTCTATGACTCGGCTTAAAACTGTGATGATTACTGGTGGTTGGGCTGAAACCGCCACTGGTTTACGTGGTGTTACTGCAGCATTGTTTGGTGTTGGTGTTGCTGGTGAAACTGCTGGTAGAGGAATTAAAGTTTTAAAGTATGCCCTTATTAGTACAGGTATTGGTCTTGCCATTGTTGCTTTGGGTGAGTTGGCTGCAGCATTTGCTGAAACATCTGCCAGTGCCGACGATACTTTTAGTCGTTATATTAATGATACTTCTGGTTTGGCTGATGCCATTAATGCTGATATTACAAGTTATAGGGATGCACGTATTGCTGGTGACCAGGAACTTCTTGCCTCTTATGTTACGGTTAAGGGTGTCACTGAGGGTGCTTCACAAGACCAGATTGATTATCAAACTAATTTGAGAGATACTGCAGAGGTTTTGGGTATTGATGTACCTAATGCTTTTGCTGCAAGCAATGATGCAATTACTGGGAATACTAGACTTATTGGTGATAACACAACAGCCTGGATTCGTAACTCACTTATTTCTAGTGATGCTTTTAAAAAGTTGATGGATGTTAGTACCTTTAATGGTGAAACGTTTGCTAATACTTTGCAAGGACTTCGTTTTGATTTTGATACATTCACTAAGGTTATTGCTTCTCAAGGTGAAAAGGGTGGTGTAAATTATTTTCAAGACCTTGCTATTGAGGCTGCAAGGGCTGGTCGAATTACTGCAGGTCAACTTGTTGATATAACAAATGCTCTTGCTACTGGTAATACTGCTTTTGCTAGTCTTATTAAATTAGTTCTTGGTTATACAAATGCTATTTCTGTTTTGGAACTTCCAGATTCTGTTAAAACAAAACTTGAAGAAGTTGGTGATACTGCAGAAAAGGCTGGTGACCAGGTTGGTGGTTTTGCTGCGCAGGTTCGCACACTTGTTGATTATGCAAATGATTTGTCTTCAACATTCCAACGCGCTTTTGATATTCGTTGGAAAGCAATTCTTGATGCTGATGCGACAGCAGATTCTTGGGATAATCTTTCGCAAAGAATTAATGATGCGCGTAACCGTATTCTTGGTTTAACTAACACTCGTGACAAATTAGAATATTTCTTATCTATTGCTGTTGCGGCTGGTGATACTATGCGTATTAATGAGTTAACTGCAGAATTGGCTGCTGCTAATGCCGACCTTGCTTCAGCCACTGATGATGCTTCTACCGAGTTGAATGGTAATACTGCTGCGGCACGTCGTAATCGTCGTGAGTTATTGGCTATTATTCAATCTAATGCTCAGTATCTTGCATCACTTGCGGCTTCTGGTACTTCACAGTCTGAACTTGCCCGCATTGCTGGACAGTTAAACACAGACTTTATGGACCAGGCTTTAGCGCTCGGCTATAGTTCAGATGAGGCTTCTGCACTTGCCACATCTTTTGGTGATTTGACAACTATTATTAATAATATTCCACCAAACATTACGGTTGGTGCGAACGCGAATCCTGCGCTTCAGGCTTTGAATGAGTTTATTGCTAAGGCTAATGCTTCTAGTGCAACAGTTACCATTACGAGTAAGATTAATGGTGATGCTAATGCGGCTCAAATTCAATACTTGCAGGCTTTATTCGATGGTAAAAAGGCTTTGAATCTTCAACAAATTTCTTTGAAGAACTATGCTGGTGCTATTAAAACTGCCGATGAGATGGCTGCGTATGCTGCTTCAATTAATGATTTGGGTGGTAAGGTTGTTTATGCTTCTGGTGGTTACACTGGTCGTGGCGGTAAGTATGAACCTGCAGGTATTGTTCACAAGGGTGAATATGTTGTTCCAAAGTCTATGGTTAATCAGTCAACAGGTTTGCCTCATGCGGATGCTTTGGGTCGTCTTGTTGCTGGGTCTGCACCCGCTACTTCTGGTTACGCAAGTGGTGGGTTAGTTTCTGGTGGCATGATGGTATCACTTTCGCCTGATGACCGAGCATTGTTGCGTGGCATTGGCGCTTCGGGTGACATTGTGGTGGCTGTTGATTCGCGTGAGATTGCTAGGGCAAATGCTCATGGTGCTAGACTTGTAACTGCGGAAGGAGGGTATCTTTTATAATGAGTAGTTCACAGATTTGGTTTGGTATTCCTGGTGTGAAAATGCAGTGGTGTCCTGCACCGTTGGCTGATTCGGCTACTGCTTCTAACATAAACTATTCTGCTTCTATTGTGTTTGAGAATGGTGGCGCTGATGTTGCCCGTTCTAAACAGTATCGTAAACAGTACGCTTTTTCTTTTAGTGGTTTAGCGGAAGACCTTGACGGTATTGGTGTTTATAACAAGTATGCTTCAGGTTTTTATGGGGATGGTTTGTTTTATTTCTCCGACCCTTATGCGTGGGAAACTAATTTGTTTTCTGCTGGTTGGGCTTCACCTGGATTGATTGAACAGGGTTGGGAAAACATTTATGATACTACTCCAACGTTTGCTAATACAACCACTAATTCATATAATCAACCGACTCGTACTGCGACGTGGCAGGTCACGTCTAGCGCAAATGCTGTTCCGACTACTAATAACGGTACACAATATATTGTTATTCCGCCAACGCATACTCTTAACATTGGAGTTACTGGTTCTAAAACTGGCGATGCTGTTATTAGGGTTGTACCTATTAATACTGATGGTAGTAGCGCAACAGCGGTAGATTTGACACTGATTGGTGCAACGTCTTCAACACGAATGAACGCAACTTTTTCTGGTGCAACCTATCAGGCTGTCAAGATTTATATTACGCGCACATCAACTGCCGCATCAACAATTAGCCTTACATCTATGATGGCTCGGCTTGTGCTAACTGGAAGGTCACTAACTTTGACAGGTAACCACATGCCTGGTGATGGTCACACAGGTTTAGAGTTTGCTGATGATGCCCGTGTTGAAAACTATATTTACATGTTTCCGCCGCGTAAGGGTATGTCAACAACTTTGGTTGAGGTGGGTGCATGGCGTTAGAAGTTTCGATGACGGGTAGTGGAACTATTGGCAACCTTACGCCGAATTGGTCTGTTAATGAATCATCAACACCTGTCGCTATTGGTGATGCTAGTAGTGGTACTGGTACGGTTTCTTTTACTGCGCGTTCAACTGATGATTCTTTGTTAGTTATTAATAATGATGTTGTTTCAACAGTGAATGATTTGGGAACTGTTGATGGTGTTGTTCAGTCCATTAATGAGAGCGGTATAAGCACATCGGTTACGCATGGAACTTTTTTGGATAAGTTTAATCTTGACATGTCTGTGCCGCCCCTTCTTGGTGGAGATGTTGTTAGTGCTATTGATTATTTTGAACAAAAAATTATTGGCGACCCGCGTACTAATAAAACTAATGAGTCTGATATTGACAATCAGTTTTTTACTATGGCTGGTCATGGTTATAGTTTTATTCAGGATGCTAATGGGCGAGCATTTTTTCAAGAACCAACTGCTTCAACTGAAACTATTTCGTATGTTGGTACTGGTGGTGATGTTGTTGATTACACATATTTTGATGTTCGTAATCAGTTGTCTTGTGATTCTTTTTTAAGATTTAATAATATTCTTTATGGCAATAATATTGATGGGGGAATGTTTTATTCTGAACCTGTTGGTGGGGCTAACCAGTCATCAACTTTTACTGTAACATCTGGCGCATCTGCAGTGTTTACTTATACTGGTGGATTTCTTAAAACTAATGACCAAATTACTGTATCAACTACTGGAGTTTTGCCTAATGTTTCTGGTGCTGTTTCAATTACTGAAGCGCGTGGCATTAACTTGGGTGGTGGCTCTTATGGTCTTCTTTATACTTCAGGAGGTAGGCATAGGCTTGAAGTTGGTGATAGTATAACATTTAGCGGTTTTTCTAATAGTTCCTATAATGGAGTAAAAACAATTACTGCAGTTACTAGCAACACAATTAGAACTGCTGCTGGTGGTTATTATCCGCCAACAACTTCTGGAACTGCTACATTGTCCATATCGAAACCTTTTAGACAATCGCTTTACGTTATTAATCCAACAGCAACAACGTTTCAGTTATCTTTCCAAACCAATGGTTCAGCATTGACAACCAGTTCCACAGGTTCTGGAACGCATACACTTACTCTTGCAAATTCTGCTGACAGGTCTTCGAGAATTTATTACAAAACATTCCTTAACGGAAATGATAACATTTTTAATATTGTTGGTGAGCCAGATGTTTTAAGTTTTGATTGGCGACTTGATGCAAGCCTGTACGTTGACTACTCTGCTAAAACAATAAGTTTTGTTGGAACTTATGGTTCAGGTGGGTCAAGTACTCCGCTAACTGCAAGTGCAAGTATTGCTTCTTTAGATGTTGATGCAGAACTTGCAATATTTTTTCAATACTATATTCAACCAAATAGTAATTATAAACTTCGGGCAACAATTTGTAACACTTCGGACTATGCAACATATGTCACGATAAACCAAACACTATCTGCAAGTGCTGCACCAATTATTAGCGCATGGACAATCACAGGAAACGCTCGTGACATTTATTTAGAAATAAACTCACCATCAAATTCTTCATTAACCACAGAAGACTACACAATAGCATCAACTTTCTACTCCGACGAATCAACACGCACACCATCAGGACCAGTTATTGCATACTATGGTGTGTTTTGGGAATACTTACAAATGGGTTGTGCAGCATTTTCTCAAGAAATTTTTGTCAACGGAAATGTTGTAACAATTAGAAATGTTGGTGAACAAACATTTGATATTACAAACGTTGTTGCCTCACCAACCATCACACCTACAAGCACATTATCTGGTAGACGGATTAATGTTCCTTATACTAATTCTTCATTTGTTAATGGAACTGTTTATAGTGCCGCCGATGACGGGAACAACATTATTTCTGTAACTGCTGGTGCAACAACTGTGACTTCAGTGAAGCATACTGTTAACCCTATTTATGTTACACAACCCGCCCGTTCAGATACTTGGCCTATCGGTGACGGTCAATATTATGTTATTGATTCTAGTGGTATTCCTTTGCTGGCTGGTGAATGGGAAGCGTATGGCGCATCGGTTACTGTTGAGGTTGACCATGATGACCCTGCCGCTATTCAAATTACGGTTGTTGGTCCTTACACTGATACTACTTTGGCTGGTGGACCTTACGAGTTGGCTGCTTCGGATGGTTCAACAAAATATGCTTCGCTAAACATTTCTGGTACAGGAGTTTTTTCTGGTGATTCTGTGCTTAGTTTATTGACTGGTATTGACCCAGTAAAATATACTCGTGCAACTGTGAACACTATTACTAATCCTTTTATCTCTAGCGAAGAACAGGCTTATGACCGTGGTATTTGGGCGGCACAAAAAGCATCTGGACCTGTTGTGAAAATGAATGCTACTGTTCCTACAAGTTCCATTAGCGGTATTGGTTTGACATGTGGTTCACTTTTGCAATATCGTGATAGCACTTACCGTATTACTTCGTCAACTATTAATTCTATTTCTACAAGCATTAATGCTGAACGTTATGTGACTGTTGCTGATGTTGATGCTATTTGGGGTAGTCAAACTGTTGCAGACTATGATGGTTTGTGGGGTACTTATGAGTGCCAAGACCAAATCATTTTTCCGTATAAGGTGGCATAATGAGTCTGAATAATGTTCGTGCAGTTGGTGATGACCGACCCTGGAAAGATGAGGTTGAGCGGGAACTTAATGGTATTTGGGATGCGTTAAGGTATGGCAAGATTTCTTTGCGGGCTACTAGCGCAGTTACTGGTGGTGGTGGCGGTGGTGGTGCTGATTTGTCTAGTATTACGGCAAATTTGCCTGCAACATATAACAGCACAAGTTACACTATTGGTGTTGACCAAGATTCTTTTGACCATATAAGCAGTCTGGATTATGCAGATTTTAATACTGCAACAGCCGCAGCAGATGCTGTTGGTCGTTTAGTTTGGGATGCAAATGTTGGTACACTTCACCTCGGTTTGACTGGCGGTAATGTTAATGTTCATTTAGGTCAAGCACAGTATGCTCTGGTAAAAAATAATACTGGTACTGCGTTTACTAAAGGTCAAGTTGTTTATCCTTCTGGTTCTGTTGGGGCTTCTGGTGTGTTAGAAGTTTCTTTGGCTATTGCAACTGGGGATGCAACTTCCGCACAAACGTTTGGTCTTGTTGCTGAACCTATTGCTAATGGTGCGCAAGGATATGTGCAAACTTTTGGTGTGATGGAAAATGTTAATACTGCCGCGCTTACTGCAGGTCAGGTTGCTTTTCTTTCTGGTACTACTGCTGGTGGTATGACTTCAACTAAACCTCAAGCACCAACCCATTTGGTTTATGTTGGTTTTTGTTTGCGTTCAAATTCCAATACTGGAATGATTTTTGTTAAACCTCAAAACGGTTATGAACTTGATGAGATTCACGACGTAAAAATTACTGGTCCGATTGCTAACAATGAGGTGTTGGCTTATACTTCGGCAACTTCTTTGTGGGAGAATAAGACTGCCGCTGAGGCTGGTTTGGCAACTGCCGCTTCACCAACTTTTACTGGTACGGTCACAACACCACTAACAACTGCTGGTTATGTTACAACAACTTCTGGTGGCGTGATTGGGTCTGTTGCTACTATTCCTAACGCTGGTTTAACTAACTCTTCAGTTACCGTGAATGGTACTTCTATTGCATTGGGCGCATCGGGAACAGTTACAGCCGCACCGTCTGGAACTGCTGGTGGAGATTTAACTGGCACATATCCCAACCCAACACTTGCGGCAACAACAGCAACTGTTGGTTCTTTTGGTTCAGCAACTCAAGTTGGTACTTTCACAGTTGATTCTAAAGGTCGGCTAACTGCATCTGGTAATACAACTATTGCTATCGCACCTTCTCAGGTTACTGGTACTGCGGTTATCACAACTGATACACGTTTGTCTGATGCCAGAACACCTACAGCGCATGCCTCAAGTCACGCATCTGGTGGTTCAGATGCTGTTACTCTTGCACAATCGCAGGTTACTAGTCTTGTCACCGACCTCGGACTTAAAGCACCAAAGGCTTCACCAACTTTCACGGGAACAGTTACTGCACCATTCACTACTGCTGGTTATGTGACCACAACTTCTGGTGGTGTGCTAAGTTCTGTTGCAACTATTCCTAACGCTGGTTTAACTAATTCATCAGTAACCGTTGCTGGTAAGTCCGTTTCGCTTGGCGGTTCTGCTACTGTTTCACTTGATGATTTATCTGATGTTATTATTACTACACCATCAACAGACCAAGTTGTTAAATATAATGGCACTAACTGGGTGAATGCTGCCGCACCTGGTGGTGGTGGCGGAACTGTTACGAGTATTACTGCGGGTACTGGGTTGGCGGCTTCACCGTCTTCGCCGATTACTACGTCGGGTACGTTATCTTTGAATGCGGCACTTGATGACCTGACTGATGTAACAATATTTGCGCCTGATACGGGTGAAGGGCTAATCTACAATGGCACAGGCTGGGTCAATGCAAAACAACAATCATATAACTACCTTATAAATGGCGGATTTGATTTTTGGCAACGCGGAACATCATCAACAACAAACAGTGTGTATCTTGCTGACCGTTGGATTCATAGCCGAAGTGCTGGAACACATACTGTTTCACAATCAACAGATGTTCCATCACCTGCTGGATATAACACGCAATATTCTTTATCTTTTGCTTCAACCACTGGCACAAATCCAACAATTACACAACGTATCGAATCATCAAATTCACTTCAATTTGCAAGCAGAAGTGTAACAATTTCTATTTGGGCTAAGTCAACTGTTGGTACTGGTGGTATTGCATGGAGTACCGCATATCCAACAGTAAAGGATGACTGGACTGCAGAAACATCAGATACGTCTGGAACATTTGCGGCATCAATGACTGTTGGCGCTTGGACACGTTACTATGCAACATTTACTCCCAACGCATTGGCAACTCGTGGTTACCGCATCAGCATTTTCCGCAACGTCACAACAACGTCAACAACAACTCTTTACACTGGCGCACAGTTAGAACTTGGAAGTATTATTACTCCAACATTCCGTCGAAACTCGCCCAATATTCAAGCAGAACTTGCAAACTGTCAACGCTACTACTATCGCGCAACGGTTGACGATTTATTTTCCCCGATGTTGACGGGTGCTTTTTTCTCTACAACATCTTTTTGGGGAACATTTCACCTACCAGTTACACCGCGTATTCTCCCAGCGTTCTCCACAAGCGGCACATTCGGAGTTTACGCCGATGGTGTTGCAAAAACATTATCTGGAAGCCTTGCGTACTACACGTACACGTCGAAAAATCCTGTTACTATCGGTGGTTCCATTACGGTTGCGACTGTCAATGGCGCAACAATGCTTACACGAGCAAATAATGATTCCGCAGCATATTTTGCTTTCGATGCAGAACTTTAGGATATAAAATGTATGAAGAAATTTTGAATGAAGATGGTTCAACATTCATCAAACACACCACAGAAGACGGTGAAATTTGGTGGATACCCATCAATGAACAAAACCGAATGTATCAAGAATACATAAACTGGAAAAATAACGGAGAAGCATAATGCCCATAACATCCCCCGACTCAATCTACTACGCTGACGGCACAACACTTGCATCGTTGGCTGATATTACATCAGCAATGGCAACGAGTGTACAAAACGCTTTAGACCTACGCGAAGGTCACACTTTTGCGTGGGCTAACGCAACAGAAAAATCTGCACAAATAGGAATGGTAACAGGTGACATTGGTTACCAAGCAGACAATTCCACATTTTATATTTATAATGGTTCGTCGTGGAAGATTTGGGCTAAAGCGCCAGCATCTTACTCACCAACATTCACTAACTTTACTGCATCTTCCTCATCGTTTACATATTCGATTGCTGCTGGTGTGGTTAGAATTACGGGCAAGGCAACTTGTTCGACAACACTGCCAACAGGCGCAATTACTTTTACAACACCAACAGGCTATAACATTGACATTACTTCTTTGGCTGCAGTTATTCCAGCCCAGATTGGATTTGGTGGTGTTGATGCTGCTACCGACCATCCGCTCGGTGTACGTGTAGCATCTGCAACTAGCGTTGCCCTTACCGCTACGGCATATAATGGTGCTGCTGCAGGAACGGCTTACACAACTATTGTTGCAACATCAAACCTTATTCCAAAAACTTGGGCATCAACTGACGTATTTTATGTTACCTTTTCTTATCCTGTTGCATAGAATAGTCTGGTAAACTAGTATTATTATGAACATTAAAGATAGAATTATTCTCACACTTGAAGTTGTTGGCTCAGTAATTTGGCGCGGCTTCGGTATTTTCCTTTTCATTCTTGGTGGTGCTGCAGGTTCAGGTGCTGTTATCACTGGTGACCCAATGCAGGGTGTCCTCATTGCATGGGTTACCCTCATGCTCGGTATTATTGGTGCTGTCGGTTACGCTATTGCGGTTACTGGTAAAGTTTCAAAGTCTGATGTTGCTAAGGCTACACGCGATGCGGTTCAGAAGCATGCGGAAGAGCAGGAACGTAAGTAATGACTTCACAGCAACCTATTGATGGCAAGTTTAAAGTTACGTCACCTTTTGGTTGGCGTAAGCACCCCATCACTGGTATAAAAAAGCATCACAATGGTACAGACTATTGGGCATCTGGCAAAGTTTATCTTGAAGCCTGCTTCCCTGGTCGAGTAAAAAAGGTTGTTCGCTCAACTAATCCAAACTCTTTTGGTAACTATGCCATGATTCACTGCACTGTGATGGGGCAGAAAGTTACGTTGCTTTATGCTCACATGGTTGATGGTTCAATTAAGGTAACTAAAGGTCAGGTCATTGAGGCTGGCACTGTGATTGGCAAGATGGGTGAAACGGGTTTTGCTACTGGACCGCACCTTCACTTGGAGATTTGGAAGGGTCACCTTTCTAAGCAGCCGAACATTAACAGTGGTGGTAAGGGTTTTTATGACCCGATGAAGTTTATTAATTCTGCTATTGAGTGGGAGAAAACTAATAAGGAAGCGCCTTTGGCTACTCCTGTTGATGCTCCTGTTACTGTTGCACCTGCACATTCTGCACCTGTTGAGCCTAGTGTTGCACCTGTTGAATCAGGTGTTGCACCTGTCGTTACTGTCGCACCTATTGTCGAACCAGCAAAGGCTACTTTGAAGGTTGGCTCTAAAGGTTCTTTGGTTAAAGTTTTGCAAAAGAAACTTGGTGTCACTGCTGATGGTGACTTCGGGCCTAAAACTAAGGCTGCCGTTATCGCCTTCCAACACAAGCATAGTCTTACCGCTGACGGTATTGTTGGACCGATGACTTGGAAAGCACTCGGATAATTGTCCGAGCAGGAACAACGCGAACCTGTTGTTCGCATTACTTTGACACAGGTTTATCAAAAACTTGTTGAGATTGAGATGCGACTTGGTGACCACCCTAAAATGTTGGAAGACCATGAAGGTCGTATTCGTAACCTTGAGATGAAGGTTTGGGGTTTCGCTGGTGTTGGTTCTGTGGTGGCTATTATTGTTTCAGCAATTATCACGAAACTTCCTTAGTTTTCTGGTAGCATTGGCGTAACCGCTTCTAGGAGGATAAAGGTTATGGCTAAGGCTGAATGTGTTACTTGTGCATGGGTAAAAGGTTCTGGCATTGCCCTTGATAGTTCAAAGTCGAACAGTGAATGGGCTGATGTTATTGGTGTGTCGGAGGCTTCGATACGCCGACACTGTAAACATGCGGGTAAGTTGAGTGTTGCTGTAAACGATTTGCCTGCTAATGCTAAGTGGGATGTTTCGGATGATGAGTTTGATGGGTCATCTCCAGCATCGGATAAGCCGCTCACTGTTGATGATGTTCGTAAGTTTATTGTTGCTAAGGGTCTTGACCCTGATGAGTGGGATTATCAGTGGAAGTTTTCGGAGTGGGAGCAGTTCTCTAAAGCGAATGGTTTGCGTGTCCTGAACGCTTTTAAAGTTTCGGGTAAACGTAAGGCTGGCAGTATCAGTATTGATACTATGCTTGCTGATATTAATGATTTTGAGTGGACACCAACAGCCAGAAAAGTTGAAGGTTCATCTGCTGACAAGTCGTTGGTTGTTTTGGCAACAGATTTTCAGTTGGGTAAAACTGATTGGTCTGGTGGTAGTGAACAAACTATTGCTCAAGTTATGGAGTCTTTCTATCAGGCACGTCTTGTCGCTGAGGCTAACGGTGTACAGGAAATTGTTATTATTGATGCTGGCGACATTATTGAAAACTTTTATAACACATCTAGTCAACGTCAAACAAATGATATGTCTTTGCCGAAGCAGGTTTTGGCTGCATATAAGTTAATGATTCGTGGCATTCGTGAGTTGGCTTATAGTGATTGTGTTATTCGGTATGTTGCTGTGCCATCTAATCACAGCCGTGACCGTTCAGGTATGCAATCCCCTGCAGGTGATGTGCATGATGATTGGGGAATCATTGTTGCCAAACTGATTGAGGCTGCAACTGATGTGGAAGTTATTGTTCCTGAAGATTATTTTGATAGTGTTTCTTTTATTACAGCCAACACTGGTATTGGTGTGGTTCACGGTCATCAGGCTGGAAGTCCTGACAAGATTGGTAACTGGTGGCAGGGTCAGTCGCATGGCGAAATGCCTGTGCAGCATGCCGACATTCTTGTGACAGGACATTTTCATTCGATGCGTGTTCAACATTCGGGGAATAAGAAGTGGATTATTGTTGGGTCTGCTTCTGACCGTGGCTCGTCATGGTTTACAAACAATCGTGGTGAAAGTTCTTTGTCTGGTATGACAGTTTTTACTGTTGCTGACGGTCAATGGTCTAATTTACAAATTGTTTAGTCGTGATAAAATAGTTTAATGAACCCAGAAAATAACATCGAAATGATTGGCGGCTACGCTTGTAGCCTTGACCCTATGGATGCGCTTCAGTGCGACTCCTGCCAGTAGGCAATTAGATTCCCCTGTCCGTTCTATTGAAAGGCTGGTGAACAAATGAAAGCCCCCGTCGTTTTTGACGGGGGCTTTCTTGTTAAGCGATTTGCTGTTTCCATCTGGCTAAGGTTCTCACCTGCGTGGATTCATCTTCTAGCAATACCAGCATAGCACTTTATCGGCGCTTGTCCTTGTTCATCCAGTCGCCATCATATGTTTCATCATCGTTGAGTGCTGCGGCAAGTGCTTGGTCAATGGCTGCCTTTTTTGTGGAATGGCATCCGATGACACGACCATCTTTTGTAACTGCAGCCCATTTGCCTGAGCATCCTTCAGCATCTTGTCTAATGTAGTAAGGCATTATGCTTCCTTTCCCCAATACTTTTGTAGTGTCGGGATGTGTTTATTTTTTTTCAAATACGCTAGTGCGTGTATGATTGCATCGTTTGTATCACGAGCATCTTTCCATTGTACCTGTTTTCCTGTATGCCACAAGCCGTTCTCACGCAGAATTTTGTCAGTCACTAAGGATTTATCTGACCGCTGCTGCCAAGCCACAGGAAGCGACCACAGAGCCTGTAAAGCACCCTCTATGAGTAGTGGTTCAGTGTCGGCTACAAAGGCGTTGTTGCGTAGAATAAACTTCTCTGACACAATTTCTGTTGGTGCAAGAAAAGCCCACTCAAAGTTGCGAATTACTGCACTGCCAGTCTTTTTCCACCACTCAATAAAACCTGTCACACCTTCAGATATTTGCCACACATCAAGTAAAGTGTATGGCTGGTCATCACCATAAAAACCTGCCGCTATCCCCGTCTGCTTCCCTGGGTCTAGACTCACCACTAACTTCGGGTTCAGGATTAATGTTTCGTTGAACTGAATCTGCACCATCTTTAATCTCCCTTACTTGACCGCCCATAATGTTACTCAACATTTTATCCATTGTGATAATTCGGTCATCATCACGAAAACCAAAATACCATAACAACGCATTGATGAAACCTTCAACACTTCCCGATTTGATAAGTGCATAGTCGCATAGGAATGGTGGAATCTCGGTGCAGATTACTTTAACTGAACCCGCTTTTGCTTCTTGCGGTGTAACTTTTTGTGTATAGCCGATTGCTTGTTTTGCCGCAACGATTATTTCACGGTATTCGTTCCATTTATTCCACGGATAAAAATTAAGTGTAGCGTTCACGTTTTCCTCCACGAATGATATACAAATCAACTTCGGGGAGGAGTTCCTTAACACGCTTTAGCACGTCAGGGTTATTGTCAGTAAATGATGTTACGTTGTGCGCTTTCATTACACGCACTTTTTCTTCAGCAATCTTTTGTTCGCTCCCCGAATCAACATAATAGATTGCTTTGTGGTTTGGCTGGTTTTCGTTGAGCCATTCTGTTGTAGCATCACGCTGTTCTTTTGTTGCGTGTGGTCGTGCAGTGATTACAACAAAGTCTGTGCGTGGTGTGTATAAAACTTTGGCTGATTTGAATACGTTGGCTAGTCCTCGTGCAGCCGCAAGAACGTAGCGTGTGTCTGCGAGAGTTGAGTCAAGGTCGTAAGCATCCATTATTCTAGTTTACCAGTGTGACAGTCACATCCACATTCTTTAAATGTACAATTTGTACAGTCTTTGCATAAGCACCATCCGCTATGCATTGTCATAGGTGACCCCAACCGTTACCTTTAAAAGTGACTGTTGGTGCGGAGAAAAGTTTACGCATTTTTGCTTTGCAGTTGCCGCATACTATTTCGGGTGTGTCATTTACTGAATGTTCGATTGTGTGAATGATGTGACATTCGGAACATTTATAGTCATACAGAGCCATTATTTTCCTTATGGCAATCACAGATGCAGTGGTCTACTGCACCTTCCTCTAATCTTGAATACCAAATCTGTGGGCATTCTTCACAATGCCGATTACCGATACACCACCCAAATGGATACATTACTTTGGTTTATTGTCGGGGTCAAACTTTGTTTGCTGAACCCATGAAGCACCAGCATCACCACCCCACGCATCCCACGCTACACGACCAGGACTAGGGTATCCGTTCTCTCCAGAGTTAAAACCTTCAGCCTGTTTGTCATTGATGTGACGACCAAAATAGTTTCGCATACGCTGAATAGTATCCCAGTTGATACCAATACCAGATGCTAGTTGTTCTGCTCGGTAACGACCTACTGCAGTAAAACCATCACCAGCCTTACCGTCTTTAATCCACGCTAAAGCGCGTTTCGCTGCAGTTGCAGTTCCGCTAGTAGGTTTATATGTTTCAGTCATAATTTTTCCTATCCTAAATGTTTACTTCTACTTTAGTACCTGTTTGGTCTTCACGCAAACGACCTTGTTGTATTAACGATTCTAACCGTTCATTGAACTCACGAAAACGCATAGCCCTAAAACGATTAACAAGTTTAGCCTTAGACACAGACCCACCATTCGTTACAACAAACCTTTCAACATCATCACATTCTTTCTGAAACAACGATGCACTAATACCCTCCGAAACAACAACTAAATTATTTACCCATTCCTCGGCTTGACGAATGGAATATAAGGCATGCTTAACGGTAACCACAGTTGAACCTTCAGACAGCGCAATAAGTGAAGCAAACTTGCGCACAGTTTCAGATGCGAGTCGCTTCCACGACGGTTCAATAATGCGCCACAACGGGTGTTTCACTAAACTTTCTTTCATATCTTTAGAAGCCTTAGCAAATCTCGCCAAAGCCTCATCAGTTGCCCGAACGGGGTGACGGCCTGAACCAATCAAACGACGAGTCAACATAAACTCTGTAGCAAACCCACGCGCAACAGGGTCATGGTCAAGTCGTGCCAACCTTGACGAAGCCTGCGACATGCGGTGCTGCTCATCAGAGTTATCTGGTGGGTCACCAATAGTCCAAATAAAACGTGGCAAAAATCCTGTCAAGAACATATCCTGTGTAAGAATGTCTAGCACACGGTCAGGTGTACCATACATTGCCACATTAAAGGAAGTCATTGCAGGTTTAGCAGTATCCGTATTGCCACGTCGCAACATGGGTGGCACATAACCCTCATAAAGTCGGGTTAGGAATGATTCCATACCAGCCAACCACTTCTGCTCAACCATTTGTGAGAATGTTACAGCCGCCTCATCAGCGTTAAAGAATGACGGGCGACCATCACGCTTTAACAAAACATCATTCAAAGCCTGAATAGAAGCATCAGAACCTAAATCATAAGTTTCATCACCCTTAAAAAATTCACGCAACACAGCATCACGCATCTTCAATGAACGAGTCTTACCCGTAGAAGATTCACCCAAGCCAATCTGAAACATGTTCAAACCCATCGCACCCTCAGACTCAGGAATAAAACCATACATACCATAAGCCAAAGACATAATAGTAATAGCATTCATACGGTGATACGGGCGATTAACATTACGCGACTTTGACTCCACCCAAAAAAGGTATCGGTCAACAAATGTGTGATAGTTGCGCAACGATTCACGCTCATCATCAGACAACAAACCAATGTTCTGAATCTTAACTACTTCTTCAATGAGTGTAGGATTCTCAATCTCAACATTATTTTTTGTGCGAAGTTCCGCAATTTGCTGATAAAGGTATTGCAAACCCCACTCACGCGCCCACTGCTTAACGGTAGGTGCGCCCCACAAAATTGCGGCAACCTGATAATCATCAAACGATTCAATACCACACAACAAACGCAACACATCAAACAAATGCTTCTTCGGTTTAGATTCACCAACTAACATGCCGATAGGAAAATCTTTAGGAAGATTAGCCAACGTCGTAGAATATTCAGGCAACTCGGTAATTGCCGCATCCGTTGCACCATACTTGCGAATACAACCCGACAACCCACTGTCATACTCGTAAGCAAAATCGTCTGTGTCATACGGTGTGCGCAACCATTCACGCCTCAACGCATCCAACGCAACCCTCACACCAGGATGCCCCTCAGCAGCAAGTCGCACCAATTCCATTTGACGTTCAACCATTTCAACATGGTCAAATTCACCTTTAGGAATCCTTTGAATAGCCTTAATGACACGACCATCAGGTTCACCATCAGGCATGTTATTTAGCCACTCATCAAGTTGACCATCAAATGCTGACCCTGTGCGCTGCTCAACCTCATCACACAACCACTCAGGTGCATCATTAATCAAATCTATTGTGGGTGCTTCACCATACCAAACAGCATATGAAGACCCACCACGACGGTCAACACCAGACAGTCCACGATAATCCCTAGCAGGTGCAAGATGTTTATTTTCAGGCGCACGATAAATGTAGTGTCTACCACCAGACGGTGTGTTGTAATGATACGAGTCAGGGATTTCTAACCAACCATCATCAACCGATTCAAATCCATCCTTACCATTCTTCTTATCAAGGTCAAGGATTACAAGGTTAGATGCGCCAGCATGCACACCAACAACTGCTTGGGGATAGTCAACACTAAACCACACCGCAACTTTCTCAACATCACGTGAAGCATCCAAGTGTCCATGTGTGGTGAAAGGATGTTTCGTTTCAGGGTTCACGGGAAAAACTGCAAAGCCGCACTCAATCAAATCAAATGCTAACGTCATTTGGTCAACCATAATTTCCCCTTACTTGTAATGTGTTTGTGAAGTTTATCAGAGCCACCTGCAGGAATTGAACCTGCGACATTCTGTTTACAAGACAGACACTCTACCAACTGAGTTAAGGCGGCTGGTGTTTAGTTTAAATATTCTATTGCCTTATACAAAAGCGTTTCGCTATCCCCAAACTTTCCAAGACCAGTGTTGCATTTTCTGCAGAGAAGACCACGAACTCTGCCAGTTTCATGGTCATGGTCAACATGCAACTGTTTAGGAATCAATCCACATATTTGACAAGACCCATTTGCCTTCTCTATCAAAGAATAGTATTCCTCTTTAGAAAGTTTATACTTTACGAGTATGTCGTAATGCGGTTTACAATATCCAGTTTTTATTATTACGTTACTGCAATTTTCTATCGGACACTCATCACCTCCGAATACTCCATGTGCTTTGTTATATTGATAATGCTTTTGGCAATAGCCTTTTGCTTGATGTTCTCTATCGCATCCTTCTTCTATACATTTACGCATATAATCCTTTTTATATATGGGGTGTGGCGGAGTTTTCTCAACACCACACCCCATTGTTACGGTTAGGTGATAGGGGGAAAACCTAACCGTAATTCTAGTTAAAAGGGTTCAGCAACCGAAGCAGTTGCTGCACTCTTAGAATATTTTATTGTGAGTGAAGCCACATAGTCTGACTCTAGGCGGCGACCCTCAGTGCCATCCTTACGAGTAAATGCTTTCTCAATAATTGTTCCCTCATATTCAACAAGGTCACCCTTACTGAACACTTCCGAAGCGCGGTCACCCCACAACTTCACAGTAATCCACGTCGTGTCACCAGTACGCTCATACTCACCAGTGTCCTTGTTCTTTTTGTCGTGATTGACTGCAACAACAAGTTCTTTCAACGGCGTATTCTTTGCACCAATCTCACGAATGATGGGTTCATTAGTCACATTACCTGTGAACTGTACCTTTACTTGCATATTAGTTTACCTCCTTGTTTTGTTCTTTGGTTATCTTATTTAGTTGTCGTTCATACTTCTTCAAAGCCAAAGCCCCCAAGAAGCCCTGAAAATGTAGGTCAAGATTCTCAACCGTTTTCAGTTTACAAAATGATTCTAACAGGTTTCCGTTTGAATCAAAATCGGTTGGGCGTAAATGAACAATACCATACGCCTCAATTTTTGGCATAGGTTTCTCAACCCAATAGGTTGGTTCAGAATCTATAACATACTCAACCGCAGCATCAGTATCAGCATCAACTTTTGCTATATAAATATCACACTTATCCAATGCCGCAAGTTGTTGGAAATGTTCAGGCCAAGTGTTACGCGACGTTTTCACATCAACAAGTGTAACAACACCATCAATCTTCCAAACACCATCCAACGTACCAGCATAACCATGTTCTTTATTAACAACAGTAGCCTCAACTAGCAACGGTTCAATATCGTGTGCATCCTTAAACTGTTCCCACCTATACACCATCTCATCCATTTCAGGAGTATTAATGGGTGGAGGAAAAGCATCAGTCAAATCAGCCTCAATCCATTCATGCACTGACGTACCCAACTCTGCCGCATCATTCAACACACCATTATGATAGTTCCGCAAATCGTCACTCTCAACATCAGGTGTGCGCTTATGATACCAACGCAACATACCCCAACCTTGAGTTTCAGTACGAGTCAGCAAAGCATCAATGTTAGCCACAGCAAAAGCCGCAGTCTGGTCAACAGCCCACTGAACAATCCCAGGCTTATGAGTAATACCTGTAACAGTTGTGACACCAGGCACAATCATAGCCTTACCATTCTCATCAAGCCACGTCGGGATTCGGTAGCCTGAACCACCGAACCCAGACGATTTGACTCTCAAAAGCGGTTGAGTCATTACTCTGCAACACCAGACTCAAGCGCTGCAACAATACCTTTCAACGTGTCAAGATTATTTTTGTCATAAGAATCAAACCCAAGTTCCTTAGTAACACGCTCACCAATCTTCTTCACAGTATCCGCACTCACACCAGCCGTAATGAACCCGCGAACTTTACCCTGCAACTCAGTAACTTCAGGGGAAACCTTAGCCGCCTTGCTAATACTTTGAGCAGCCCTACTCGGCATAGGCGTAGGCAGTTGCTTATCGGCAGGCTCATAACCCTCATCATCAAATTCCGAATTAGGAATAGTGAATGTGTGCAGGTGACTAATCTTCAAAGCCTGAGTAGCAGCCTTACGAGTAGCAGTATCCGAACCAATATCTGAACCCTCACCAATAGCGGTAACTGTCATTGACGAACCATCATCAACAGCAACATAAGTATAAGTTGCTTCAATAGTTGCGTTAACATATTGACGATTGTTCACAACATTTACTTCATGCTTTGTGTGCTTAATGCTAGGAATAGTAATAACGTTTTCCTGCACAAGCAATGCGTGAATCTTGTCAAGAATATCCTCCGCTTTAATGTACGAGAATCCACCCTTTGCAGCAGGTCCTGTACCGTTGCGGGGAATAGCCCCAACTTCCCTTTGAATTGTAGCAATCTTCCCAAAGATTGCAGGTACTACCGTAATGTTTTCAGTCATTACTTTTCCTCCTTACTTTCATCATCAGGGATTATCCCCAACATTCTTTTGAACTTTTCTACTTCTTCAGTTGTTATTGGATTATCAGTATATATTTGACTACCGACATCAAACTCTTTATCAAATTCCCCATCATCATCATCATCATAGCCATCAACATGATGATGAAGTTTCACCAGTGATTGTACTAAAACTTCCAGCAAATCTTCTACACGAAATTTTGGTTCATCAAAATCTTCATCAATATTTATTTTCTCATCAATATAATCTATAAGATTTAGCAATGCAACTTTCATATTCAATTCAGGTGCAAGCATAACCATGCCGCGAATCATTTTTATTGGGTCATCAATCATTGCTTCTTCTCCTTTCCGTTACGAAACTTTACGCCACCCCACACACCATGCGACTGTCGTGACTGTTTAGCATACATAAAACAAGCCTCAACAACAGGGCAACCACCACACATCATCACCGCCTCAACTGCTGACGGTTCAGCAAACGGTTCATCCTCATCCCCATAATCAGTCCACGGTGACGGCGTAACCCCCACACAGTTCCCACCAAACTCTTCCAACTCATCCTGTAAAGCATTATATGTGTCAGCAACATCAGACTTCATCACCCACGCATTAAACAAATTATCATCTTTTTTAACCATAACGAAACCCTACCCTATTCTTTATTGTTCTTCAACATTGACAAACGCATTTGTATTTCTTTACTCAATAGAGTTTCCGCTTGGGGGTCATCCAAAGTATTACGAGCCATAACCTTATACACAATCACCCGCCTCTCTTGACCTGTACGATTCAAACGACCAACCATTTGCTGATTCAAAATCGGACTATCCGACTGCGACAATTCAATTAGCACACGACATACCCGCTGTAAACCATCAGTACCCTCACTAATCGCAGCCTGTGTAGCCACAATAATTCTCAACTCTTTACGCATAAACTTTTGCTTTGCATCTTCACGCTCAACCTGTGACTTATCACCAGTCCACGCAAACCCACCAACACGTTCAGCAACAACACGCGCAAACTTTGCTGAATCAGTAGCAATAACAATAGACTCACCAACAAGGTCAGCCAACAACCCCTCAACAGCATCCAACTTTGAAGACTTACAATCCACAGCAAAACCAATTTCTTCTGTGTCTGGTGAAATAAAAGTTTCCCCCAAAGTTAATTGTCGCAACCTGACACGCTGCGTAATTGGTAACTCCGCAACCATAGGGTTACTGTCCAACCACGCCACCCCATCTTTCTCCATCTGATTATAATAAGCGCGTTGCCTAACAGACAAGTCCACATATATAGGCACAAGTTCTGGCTCATCAGTTGCTGTGTTTCGTAAGTTTATGTAACAAGGAACAGTTGCCGCCAACTCCCCCACATTTCTTTCACCAACAATCTTTGCATTGTTTTCCGCAAACCAGTCATACTCTGTGGCACACCAATTCTTAACCCACCTATGATATGAACGGTCAGCAAACATTCCAGGACTGTCGTGTTCAGGATACAAAATGCGCAGCACAGCCCACGCCCCCTCAAAAGACGACCCAAACCAAGTAGCAGACTGCGCAATAGTTAAAGCAGACTTCACTTTACGCGCAACCTGAAACCCTTTACTCTTACGATTCTGTAACGAATGACATTCATCGTGAACCATCACATCAAAAAAACAATCAGACCAATCCTGTAAACGAAAGAACTCACGCCCCACAAAATACCAGCCAGCAACCCCCCACTTTAACGCTTCAAGGTTAGCCTTACCAGCCTTTGTTTTGTTATCAACTTTACGGAACTGTACTGCCCCATCAGTCTGCCAAAACAAAGTATCAAACCAACCATAGTAAGTGTGTAACGGTGCGGAAACTACAATCACACCCATAGGTGCAAACCGTAGCCCCGCTTCCACAGCCATCAAAGTTTTACCTGTACCCAAATCTGATGCCTGTAACACACCACCTGTAGGCTCATTAACTATACGGTCAATCGCTTCTGCTTGTTCAGGTGTAGGTGTAAGCCTACCCACTAACCGTTTACCTTGATAAGTGCGACAAGGCGGTCACGGTCAAGTACAACGGGGCGTTCGTATATGTCCTCCCGCGCAAGTAGTTCAATTATGCGTTCACGTTCTCGCTCTACACCTTTCAGGTACAGCGGGTGACGGATATGAAAATCATCATATGGGTCGTTCATTAGTTACTCCCCTGATAGCCGTCAGCACCACACTCAGGACACTCAACATACGCAGTCCAGCGTGTACCTGTTCCCTCACACTCAACATTAAGGTCACCCTTAAACTCACACTCATCACATTCGTAAGTAATGGTATCCCAAAACACTACATCATTAGCCCATTCAGTCCAGCCCATAATTATTCTCCTCTCATAATTTCACTACCAATAATAACCAACCAAATAATACACACAACACAAACAGTAGCAAGATAAAGTGCGCCACCTAAAATAAAACCCAACCAACCAAACCCTGTATCATCAAACGAAACAGCAACACACATACCACACACAATAAAAACAAAAGCGTGAATAATAATTGCAGCAACTTTCATCATCAGATAATCACCGCCAACATTACAGCAGTAGCAAAAGTAAAACCAATAGTAACAATCCAAACAAAACGCATAGAACTTTCAAACAAGCCATAGCCCCGCCTATAATCAAACAATGCCACAACCCACGAAGCAATCCACATCAAAACAAATATAAACCAAACACCAATCACAACACAACCTCCTTTGTTTCACACCACAACCCATCATTAAGTCGCAGCACCAACACAGACTTACCTTTACTGAAAGTAACTACACACCACACAAGATTGTCAAACCCTGCCCCATCACGCAAATACTTTAAAGCCAACAGTTGTTGAGCGTGATGTGACAAATCATTACTGTAATGAAAAGATGCCCCAATTTTACCCTCCTCCTGTCTAGCATAAACACTTTCAGGCATATCAAAATGTTTTGGTGGTGTGTAATCCTCTAACTGAACACCAGACCCCGCACCCCACACGAGTTCACCTGTGGAGTACGGGATACCGTTACTGTCCAATAGCATCAACGATTACCTGATACACATCAAAGTTATTACCTGATGTTGTACGGTCAAGCAGTTCACGAATAGAGTCGTGTTCTGCCCCACCAACAATGTCAAACCCTGTCACCACATCATCAGTATAAATAACTTCACAGAATAGTTGCCCATACACACGCTCACCCAAATAGTCTACAAAGTTTACCGTAAATGCATCAACACCATTCCACGAAACCATTTCAGACTCAGGCAATCCACCAATAACACCACCCATAGTAAGAATGTTTTGTAGTGTGTTGTGGTCTTTTGACCCAATCGCCCGTTTCAGAGTAGCCTTTTTAACACCCATAGCAAAAGCAATACGCACATCATTATCACGAATAGCCTGTAACTGACCTAATCGTTGTGTCAGTTCCTCACGCAACTGTCGCTCCAAAGTATCCCTAGCAATACGATATTCATCACTAGCCTTACGCACTTTATTTACAGCAGTTCGCTGTTCAATCGTTAAGTTCTTATCTACATTAGTTCCCATAAACTCTCCCATTCTGTCGGATAATACCGCCCCCAGCACCAATAAGTTTTACACTCTTAATACCGTTGCGTTCACACATCATTTGATAATACAGTTCTGCTTCTGGCATTGTGTCAAACTCTACACGCCTATCCACATTGTCAATATGAAACTCTACAAGATACTTCACTCTATATCATCACTCTCATCATTGTCAAACGGTACAAGCATACCCATATCATATTTCATATTCAGCGCAATAAGAACACCGCCGTCAATAACATCTTCCTGAACAAGCACCGCGTGTGGTGCTAACTCACGAACCCTTTTCATTAAAACTTCTGCCGATATTTTAACCATTAGCATAATCCTTTCTGTCTAAACGCCACGACAAATCCGCCCGTAACGCAACCGTATCCATATCATCTAACATAAACCAATCCAAAGTGTCACGTTCCCACGTCAAACCTTTTAACACATCACTAATCAGCCACTCCGTAGACTTGTCACCAATAGACCATTGTTTAGTTTCGTGGTCATACTCCACCACATAATGCGTAATCATTCAGTCACCAAATTAACTTCGTAAACATCAAGCCCTGACTTCTGATTAAACTCCCAACCGTCAAGCGATATACCTTGCGCAATTTCATAGGCAGTATCTTTATCCTCCGCTTCTACCTCAACAGAGTATTCGTAATATACCGTACCAAACACACTATATTTAGCCATTAGTTTTTATCCTCCTCAACCAATACTTCGTGAGAATGTTGCTGTATATCCCACCCATAACTATCGTCAATCAAAGCCCGCCCCATCTCAATAGCGGTTGCTTCATTCAGCACACTTTCAGACTTCACTTGTGTAACCAAACTAAAATACAAACCAACAAAAGTTACATTGTAATAGTAATACTTCACTTCTTATCGCCCCCAATCTTTCCTAACTGAACCCAACCAGACCCCCCACAATACCGACAAGTCTGCGACCAACCATTACATACACACGCAACAGGCAACATCACATAACCTCTTCATTCTCGTTTTCAAACAAAACCCATTCGACACATTCGACACTATCCCAAGCCGTAACAGTATCAACCTCCCCCAACTCGTCAATCAACTCATTAACTTTCTTGTCTGCTTCCTCGCGCGTATCCGCTTCAATACCAAAAGCAATAAACGAAACTACCGCATTAAAGTTAGCCATCACTTAACCCCCTTATCTAAATATGTTTCCACCAAATACAAATCCTCGTCGTGTTCAGGACACACACAAGAATATCCCGTAGACACCCCAACATAAACAACTTGTGTATCGCAACGATTACATCTCCTAATCATTACTTCCCCCCATCACTATTCATACGCTTACACTCTGTAATCGCATCACTCAAATTGTGATACACAACACTCTCATAATCAGTATCCTCATCACTATCTATCTCAAACCACGCATTATCTACCCACTCAAACAAACCAATCTGTTCCGACCAACTATCCAACTGTTCATCAGTAGTGATACCCCACTTCTCCAAATCTTGTGTGTACCGTAGCACCGACCACTCATCACCCTCATTTAGTCGAATGTTAATACGCATATCACCGTTACGAAACACCGCATAACGCGCCCCCGCCTTATCATAAACAAACTCATAACCGTTACCGTTCACATAAAATACTGGGTCATTAGGCTGAACCAACACACCAAACTTCTCAGGCACACCCCTATCAAAACGCACAGCCTTAGACATACCACCCGACACCATACGCCACGAATTATTACGCTTACCCACCGTATCAAAACGCTCAAACGGGTTACCCAACTTCACAACATCAGACACCAACGCCATATCAAACAACAACTCACTACTATCGCCCACAACCCACTCCCGAATAACCTTAGTCACCGTCGGATAAGAACCCCCAAACAACTCCTCAGAGATAGCCAAACCTGCCCCCTCAATACTCATAACAGAACTACCCATAATCTCCAACCTCACAGGCAACCCGTTACCCACATTCTTACACCCCAAAACAAAACGGGTAAACAACGACATAGGAACCGCAAAAGTTTTCCCCGCACTATCCGAATAGTCACCGTCAATAACCGCATACACTAACCGATACTTATCCGTAACCGTCACCGTAACCTTATCGTTCTCCACAATAAAAGCGACCATACCTAACGGAAGCGTAGACTTACCACCCTTATCAGTAATCGGTTTCCAACTAGCAATACCCCGCACAAAATCAACATTAGTTTCAATAAACATTAGTTTTCCTCCTCACTAAAATAGTTGTTAGAACATTCCAAACACATACCCAACTCTTCACGCCACACCCAATCTTCAATTCTTTTGTGACATTTGTAACACGGTAACTCCCCCGTAAAAGTGTATTCTTGCTCACCCTCACACACTACACAAAACGGGTTACAATCAAAGTTTCCCCCGTGATTAGGACAAACCACAACTTCCCCAACTTCAAACATTATTTCCCCCTAACCTAGTTTCCTTGCGCCCACAGACAACCCGTAAGCCCCGTCAAAATCAGAATACACAATCACATAATCATTGTCAAGCAACATAACTATTCCCCCTGTTCCCATTTTCCGCAATCCTGACATTTACAATCAGCAACCAAACTATTCCAAACCAATTCACCACTCCGCAAAACTTACAATTACCCACAATCTATCCCCAATCGGTTAATCAAATCATCTAACAACTCATCTTGCTCAGTCATTGCCACACCGCCCACACACCAGCCACTCACCCCGTACCCGCAACCGTCGGTCACGCGGAACACCCAACGCCACACAACACCCCCAACACAACACGCGAGAACCCCCCGCCAAACTCTCAACACTAAACATTATTGCCCCCCCTATTCCCCGTCGTTTCCGATAAACAAGTCACCTAACCGCAAACTCAAAGCGTGTTCGTGTGACCAAATACCCCGCGCCACATAATCATTCATAGACTCACGAATATAGTCACCGTAACTATCACCCGCCCAATCACGGGCTGACACACTAGCGGGATAATCAAACATTACTTTACCCCCCACGCTTCACGACACATATTCTGTAAACGACTAGTAGTTTTAGAATAAAACTTACTACTCACCCACACCTTATCATTCTCATAACGCGCAATCACCGTATCATAACTGACAACCGCATAATCATTATCGGAATAGAACACACCCTTAGCACTATTGCCCGTAAAAGCAACACGCCCCCTAATCTTTTCCAACATATCTTTATATGTCGTTTCTTTAATCACGCTCACCTTATTCCCCCTGTCCTGTGATAATAACCGTGTCTGCCGTCACCTTGTGAGCCATAGAAACACGCCCGCTAATAGTGTCCTCCAAAACCCACCAGAAACCCCGCTCCGTTTCTGCCCGCACAATCTTAGTTTCACCATACCAATTAGTAATGATGTCACCTATCCTTGTCTGTTCCGTAATCATCAGAAACCCCCTTTCTCTTGTTATGTTCTGATATATAAAACCTAACCCGCCCCCGACACATTGTCAAACGCGACACGCCGAAAAACCAAAACTTAGTTGAAACCCGCCTAATAAAAATAACTATGCCAAACCTAAAACATTATTACAAAGTGACCCAAAAGCCCCCCCAAAACCGTTATAACCCCACCTAACGCCAAACAATCACCCCTGTAAATCATTGAAAAATGCCCCAAAAAAAACACCGTACTTAACACTATGTGTTATATGAGTATAACTAATTATTACAATATAACCCGCCATTGTCTAAGGGAACAACAACACCGCCAAAGACACCCCCAAAAACAACTTAGCCCACAAACTAGCCAAAGCGAAAGCCACAAAAAAACCGCCCAAAAACTTAGCCATTATCCGCCCCCATTAGATAAATACCGCGAACAATATCCGCCCTAATAATATCCCATTCAGTGACCCAAACACTACCGCCACCCTCCAACTCTACCCATTTACCCTCGCTCACGACTTCCCCCCAAACTGAACAACCGCCCGCAACTTAGCCCGTCGCTCATCTTTTCGCTTAATCGTTCTCACCTTACGCTCATAATCCCGCAACCGAAACAACCCCGCCCGCTCAGGTGACGGTTTACGCCCCGCCATTACGACACCTCCCCGAAACGCTCACCCAAGAGGTCCTCTACAACTTGCGACAACTCACCGTGATACCATTCAAACAACGCCCCCGTAATGTGACCAAAGACTAATCCGTTACTCATTCCGTAATCGTCTGGTTCTGGCATACCAATTGCCACCCATTCCTGAACCTGTTCAGAATAGTAGGCGGGAATTAACCCGTCTGCCTGTTCTGTAATATCGTCTGTCACATCTGGCACATCTACCGCGTCACGACGGTACTGTAAAATTTCGTCTGCCGCGTCGCGTACTGATTGCCACATTTCGGAATAGGTGGCAGATGAAACCGCCCGCCACATTTCGCCCGTTGTCATTGTTTCCTTCTCCATTGTTCTTACCTTTCATTGTGTACCGTGACCGTGTGCCACAGTATCGCCCCGCCCCGTGAATCGAACACGGTTAGCCCCCTATCGGTGACGGGTAACCCCTACCTATTCAGTTATTCGTTCGGGTGGCACTCACACGCCCCGCCCCATTCAGTCTCGGTAATCGTTTCCGCAATAAAGGTTTGCCAATCGTTCATCAGTTCACCCCCTGTCGTTATGTTTCACAGTATAGCACATAACGATTCACCTGTCAAGTTTGGAGAATGTCGGGCGTGTCGCGCCTAGTCTTCAATCTCTACAACCTCGACCCACGCCCGCATAGCCCTAAGCGCGGTAGCCTCGCGTTCCGCCTCCCGCCGTGTTTGGAATATCGGCGCGGGGTTAGAGTTGTATCGTTCCCAGTTTTTGAGAGTAAACATTAGTTCCCCCCTCGTGTGATCTGCCCACACGCGGGACAGATACCCACACTATGCCGAACAACCTCCGACACCGTTACTATCCCGTAATCGCAATTACGCGCTAACGCCTTGCGATAAGTAAAGGCTAACGCTTCCGCCCCGTCTAGCGTTGTGATTATCTCACTAACCGCCCTACGCCCCGCAAGTTTCACAGTCACTTTACCGTAGGTGTTTATAAATTGGCACGTGTCCATTAGTTGCCCCCTAACATATTGCCGATACGCTTGCGCGTGTCCCTATCGGTTATTTCAATAAAGGCGTAACGCCCCGCCCTGTGCCATTCTTGCGCGAGTTCTTGCGCCCGTTCTATGTTGTCAAACTCTCTCGAACACGTGAACCGCGCCACCTGTCGCGCGGTGTCTGGGTTGGCATAGTAGCCGTGTATCAAAAACATTACTTGCCCCCTGTCGTTAATTCCGCGTGCCACTTGCGACACTCAAACCCGCCCCGTTCGCTTGCGGTGTGAAAGTCAGTTTCGCAACGGTCACAATCGTAATAATCTTCCTCGCGTAGTCTGTCCTCTATGCGTCTAAAATATCCGTTGTGATGTCCCTCTAGAATGTAGTCTAGAATAGCGCGTAGTGTGGCGCGGTCTGGTGTGTCGCGTAGGTCTTGCGCGTAGGTTTCAAGATTGTCTGCTATGCGAGTAAGTTCGCGTTGCGCGTAGGTCTCTTCCATTGGTTGCCCCTTTCATTGTTTGGAATTGTATTTAGTTGTACATACAACATACCGCGAAACATACACGGACGCAAGCCGAAACGACAATTTATTTATAACAAAATCGTTATAATTCACCTATTGACATTAGGCGCGAAATGGTGTAAGCGCGTGGCAAACACTAAGCGCTGTCACGCATACCATACGGGGCGCGAGTTATCAAATCCGACACGCCGAAATGGTAAGCGCGTGACTCATAGCCAATTCATAGAAAACACACAGACAACGCTATCGAACAAACGTTCGAAACATCACAGATTGTAATCGAACATATGTTCAAATGGGGTGGTGGCACTATCGCATATTTTTTTTTATAGTATAAGCGTTGTAGCCTAATGTATGATTGTTGGTGGAGGTTGTTATGTTGGAGCGTGTTGATGAGGTTGACCGTTTGTTGTTGCGTGAG